TCACGAAAAATGCAGTGTCTGGGCTCTGCAAACTACAGAAACGAGGCTTCTCAAAGCCAAAACGGTGCTGACCGGGTACTGTACTTTTTGAGGCCCTTTTTATGCAGTTTCTAATTGACAAACACACCAGAATATCTACTCTTTAAACTATCTGCTTTGGTCTTTGAGATTTCTCCATCTTTCAACGCCTCGTCAACCATTTTATTTACAGCATTCGATACGTCAGTCTTATAGTTCGGTTTTACCGGAGATATGCTTCCGACAAGCGTTTTAACGGCTACCTCCATTTCATTATCTTTTTCCTTCATCGGATCAATTTCATTTTCCGGATCCTTCACAGGATTTCTCACGCCGCTACCACCAGTTCCGCCCCCGCTACCTTGTGCAGGCGCAAACTCACCCAGCCCGTTGGCATAATCAAACCGCCGGACATCCTCGTCATATTCAGCCTGCCACTGCCGCAGTGCTTCTTCATACTGCTTCTGCCACTGCTCATCAGAAACCTTGTCCCGATCCTGCTGATACTGGAAACTGTCCTTCCACTGCTGGTCGGATACAGCGTCGCGGTCCTGCTGGTAGCCGAAGCTTTCATTCCACTGCCGCAGCGCCTCATCATACTGCTGCTGCCACTGCTGGTCTGCAATCTGATCTCTGCCCTGCTGATACTGGAAATTCTGCTTCCACTGGCTGTCAGCGACCTGATCCCGGCCAACCTGATACTGATAATTTCGGTCATTCAGGTATTGGTCATAGTCGTAGCTCCGTTCCGCATCCAGGCGGCCATACAGATTCTGCAGTTCCGCATAATAATCGGACATGCTGTCCCGGTACCGGCCATAGTTCTGCTGTTCCTGGGCTGCCAGCATAGCGTACTGGTCGTACAACTCCTGCCCCTGCTGGGTGTACTGCTGCAATGCCAGCTGATACAGATCCGGAATTTTATCATTCAGCTGCTGCATATAGCCCTGGTACGCCTGTTGACCTGCCATCTGGGCATAGGAATTGCCGTAGCCGCCGGTCATGGCCTGCGCCTGCCCCATGGTGTCCATCATTGCCATCTTGCCCTGATTGGCATACTGATCCACATACTGCTGGTACAGGGCATCATCGTTGACGTTATAGGAAAAGGGCTGCCGGTTCAGGATTTTATCCGCAGTCTCATTCATTTTCCCCTGCCATGCAGGCTGATACTGTCCAGGCTTCTGGGAAAGCTGGGTCTGAACGGCATTCTGGGCCTGCTTTACTGTTTCACTGGGCTGATATGCCGGGGCCGCTGTTTTCTTTTTTTCGTCGGTATTGTAAACCATGGTCTTACCTCCCCTGGGTATTGTTAGTCTGTGCCGCGCTGCCGGATTGCTCCAGCTGCATCAGTGCAAAATTCACCTGATCCACCATCTGACGGAGGAAACTTTCCATCTGCGACAGTTTCTCCTCGGCTGTTCTGCCTGTGATGTTGGGATATCGGATATTGATCATGACAGTTCACTCCCCTGTTCCAGTGTTTTGGTGATAGAATAGATCTTCGCGCCGCCTCTGCCCTCAATGCGCAGCTTCATGTGATCGCACCGGCGGGGCCGGATGGGCACAGACAGGCTTCTTAGGCTGGTGCTGGTCATCTGGAACACTCGATCCCATTCGTTGCTCTGGTCATATTTGACGTAGAACGTAACCTCGGTATTGGCTTCCAATTGCATCCGCACCGTAAGACGTGAGATGTACTTCATGTCCGGCGAAGAAAGCCCCTGTTCGCCAAATTCCACCATCCACTCCACTGCCCGTTCATCCGTAATTCCGGAGCTGAGCATGGTAACGATCTTTTTGCTATCATGGTCAATACAGTACAGTTCTCCCAGGAAGGAACAGAAGCTGTCCGCATGGAGATCATCTTCTCTGTGCCACATCGTTCTTGCTGTGTCATATACGAACAAGTGCCAGTTACCCCGGCTGTCTTTCATAGAGATGTAGTATTTATTGCCATGGGTACCGCCTACGGCGTTACCATAGGTCTCGTTTCCCAGAGCCTCAGAAACCTCCACAGGAAGTGAACCGTCGTAGGCGCACACAGACCCCTTGGATTTGTAAAACAGTGTCTCGTTGACAATGGCAAGGCTTCTGTGACTTCCCTTCTGTACACCACGGCATACCGTGGTCTGGATCTGATAATTTGCCGGGTAGTTGCCATATACCTTGTGTACGCAGTTCTCTTTGAAGAACAGCGGATACCCCAGGTGGGTAATAGCTCCAGTGAAGGGTCCATCCGTACCGCAGGAGGCAACGTAACTGTCTGTGGACAGATTCATGAAGCAATTCCAGTTCTTGAAATCACCCAGCTTGCAGGCATAGATTTCGTTTACCATCTCGCCGTTGACCGCAGTACCATAGCGGCATCCCCACAGCCGGTTCTCGGATTCGATGATGAAATCCATATTCGGCATCTTTCGCTCCACCGTGACTGCACCTGCGTCTACAGCCTGGGTCGCCACAGCATCCAGGATTCCCACAACAACAACGTAATCCTCTCCCCTGTCCCACAGTGTTGCAGAGCCATTCAGCCCTTCCAAACCCTTCACCGCAATGCCGGAGATGGTCACGCCGTCATACTGTTGAAAGGCTGCGCCGATTCCTTTGGAAGAAATCTTGATGTAGGTCGTAGCCACGCTTACCCAGGATTCACTGTTTGCCGAATACTTTTTCAGCGTGTGGGGCTGAGCCGATGTGTCGATCCATAAGGTTAGATTTTCCGGATTCTCAGGAGCCGTTGCGGATACCGTGGTGTCTGCGTATTCTTCGCCGGATATGCTGCACAGTGCAAAAGTCACATCCTCTGTGGTGGAGAATGCTGCCTCGATGCTGCCGTATTCATTCAGATCCATGGTATTGATGTACATCTTGTCCGGCATGATGATGACATAAGCGCCCATTGAAATCAGCTGTTTGGGACAGTCCGCTTCCTTTTCAGACAAGCCCATGTCCACCCGGTATTCACCCATGACGAAGTAGCTGCCGTCGATGTAGCAAAGGCTGTCCTTGGCAATCATTCCCTGGGGATTTCCGGGAATGGTGTACAATCCGCGCTTCTCCCTGGGGGAAAGAACCGGATAATAGTCCGAGGTCATGTTCTCCATGTCGTAGAACTCTCCGTTTCCAATACGGAGATTGTGGTTGTAGCCCCGGAAGTATTCCACAATCTCCCGACTGCTCTGCTGTTTGGGCAAGGTCGGATATTTCATATTGTCCTCCCTTCAAAACAGGAACCGGCCGCCTCTTTGCCGAGGCATGTGGTTCAATCTGTAATGCTTCTCGTATGCTTCAAACGCCGTATTGTACAGGACAATGGAAGCGTTATATTTGTCGTATTCACCGTTATGGTAGTCAATCTGTGCTTCCAGCCACCGCAGATACACTTCATCATAGGGAGCCGGCACCAGCAGCACGGTACTGACATCCGTGTTCTCGTTGTAGCCGGAAAAGTCCGTGCCGCCTTCTCCTTCATGCAGATCCAGAATATGCCGCTTGATGCTCCAGTCCAGGCGCGACAGCCATTCCATCTTGTCCGCATTGCTGTAGGTATTGAATTTCAGGGTATCAATCCTGTTGATTGCCTCGTTAATGGTCATAAGGATTCCTCCTATCAAAAAAGGGGCCTTGCGGCCCCTTGGTTTACTTGGATGCTTCCAGCATCTCATCCTTCCGGTCATCCAGAGCCTGCTGGGCCTTCTGGGATCTGTGGAATTCCTCCGCGATGTGCTTGGGCACCTTGGAGGACTTGCCTCTGGGCAGCAGATAGTTCACGCCGTTGACGGCGATCAGAAGGTTGGGCTCGTCATTGGCATAGCCCTTGGGAACGAAGATTTCTACCCGTTCTTCCTGGACTGCCTCGGGCTTCTCAGCAGCCTTGTTTTTATTGGTTTCCATAAAAATAACCTCCTAAAATGAAGGAGGGGCAGGGCTTACGCCTCGCCCCTCATAGTCGGATCAGTTAACTTCGTCGGTTGCGCTGAAGCTGGAGCAGCTCATGACACGCAGCAGACGCTCAGCGTACAGGATAGTTGCACCGTTGGTCTCGAACTTGTAGCCGATGGTGGAGAACTGATTCAGAGGGCCGCCGATCTGACCCTTGTCCTTGACGATCATCTCCAGAGCACCCCCCTCGGGATCAATGATGCCGAAGGAATCCTTGCCAAAGAAGTAGGTGGCATACGTCACGCCGCCAGCCTTATTGGCATAGTCGCCGCCCAGGATGGGTGCGAACACATTCTCGATGAAACGGCAGCCGTGCAGCTCGCCGATCTCACCGTTGAAAATCTCGGAGGTAGCTGCATACTTGTGGGCTTCAATCCACTCCTTGCTCTTCCGCAGGTCGTAGGCCACAGAAGGATGAATCACCGCGTAATACTTGCCGTTGATGGTGGGCACGCGGTTCTTCTTCATGATGGTCACGGCCTTGGCAACGCTGTCAGGAGTCAGCATACACAGGACGGTAGCAGATGCCTCCATAGCGGCGCAGGAAGTGGGGGTAGTGCCGGAGACGGTGCCGGTAGAGATGGTCACATTATCACAGTACATGACATTGGTGTTCACCAGCAGGGCATCCCGGATCAGGGTTTCCTGAGTCTCGGCAGCAGATGCGCCCATTTCCTCAGTTGCACCCAGAATCGTGTCATCGTATGCCCGCAGCTCCAGCTTGTCGGAGATGGCTGCATAAGTACCATACTGGTCGATGGAGCCGGTCTTGGAACTCATGCCGAACTTCTGGCCGGTGGGAATAACGCCTTCCTGCAGCTTGCCTGCCTTGGCAAAGGTGTTCCACTTGCGCCACTCCACGGTGGTGCCATGTTTGGCAGGGAGAGTCTGCTTCTTGGCAAACTGAGCATAGAACATCTCCACACGGGCATTTTCCAGCAGTTCGGTGTCGTAGAAGGTCTTCAGTTCACCCGCCAGGGAGTTGCCACTGTCGAATGCCTTGGTGGAACCGTCATAGGCATTGACGTAGCTTCCTGTAGCATTGACCAGGGTGCCCGCGTCCGCAAACAGCTGCAGATTCATGCAGAGTGCGAACAGGCTGAACAAAATCTTTTTCATGTTTCTTTCTCCTTTCGAAGCATGGTTGAAGGAGAATGTATACGCTTATCTTCCGGAGTAACTGCCGGGGTATACCTTTCTCCCCTGTGCGGCCTCGGAACGGATGTGCTTTTTCAGTGCTTCTCTCTGCTCCGGACTTGCCGCACGATAATCGAACGTAGTCACGGAAGGAGCGCGGCCGCTGGTCCCGTTTTCCTGCGGGCGGCGGCTGCCAGACTGGATGTCGTTGGAGATCTTCTGCGCCGTCTTCTGCGCTGTCACCTGCATGGCGCGGGTCTGTATCTCATTGCGATGGACTGCGTAGTAGGCATCTTCCACGCTGATACCCACATTGGGTGCAGTCATGCGGGCAAAGGCCGGGTTCTGAAGTTCCTTGCGAAGATCAAAATCAGGGAATACCTTCTTCAGAGCTTCCCCCTGCTGCTCCATCCGGAGGATGTGCTGCTGGATCTTCTGCTGTTCCAGAGTGCGTGCCTGATCCCGCTGCTGTCTTGCCGTCTCCCGCTCCTGCTGGTCGATCCGCTTCGCCGTCTCCAGAGAAACGCCCATTTCCAGGGCCTTATCTTCGTAGAAGGCATTATCATCGCTGATTGCCTTCGCCAGTGCCTCATAGTCCAGGTTTTCCGGGTCAAGATTATGCTTTCTTGCCATCAGTTCCAGGGCAGGGGCCAGCTTTCCAAGATTTTCCTCTGCGGTCTTTGCGGATCTGAGACGGGACTGAACAACTGCCTGCATCTGGCGGTTGTACTCCGGATCCTTCATCAGCTCTTCAAAACTGGGTCGGGCCGGTTCATCCGTCCTTTTTTCTTCCGTGGGGTTATCGGCAGCGGCGACCTGCTCGGTGGCCTGCTGAGGCTTCTGCTGGGGTGCGCTTCTCACTGCGCCCTCAGGAAGCTTCGGTGCAGACTTCTGCGCCCGTCTTCTGAGCTTTTCTGCCGGAACACCCAATTCCAGCAGACGCTGCTGTCCGGGATCGACAGCACTTTCTCCTGTTGCGGCACCTTCCCCGCCGTCTTCGCCTTCACCGGCGAACAGCTGCAGGTTGAGCCATTTGTTTTTGAACATGAGGTAACCCTCCAATGAAATCTGCCGCTTTTCGGTCCGGCGAGTCCGCTTTATCCTTCCTGGTTTTGTCTGAAGCCGGGGTATTCATGCCGCCCCCCGGCAGGCGGCTGAAAGGAAGGTCGCCCGAAGGCTGTCTTAACCATAGCATTTTATAGGGGCGCTTCTCTATCCCTCATCACTGACGAATTTCAAAAGAAATATTCTCCGGAAAATCTGCTGCCAGCAACTGGAATCCTGCACAGATCGTATCGTAGACCAGCGTCACAGAGGATGTCAGCCGGTGACTGGGATTGCAGCTGATTTCCGCCTTGCCGGGGTCCATCTGAACCTGCGGTGCCCTGACCTGACCGCTCTGAGCCATATTGAGCACACGGTCCGCCAGGGTGTACAGCAGGATCGTGGTGCTGGCACACACCAGATCATGGCCCACTTCACCGCTCTGAGCGTGACCCTCTGCGGTAACCCGATGATATTTTCTGTGATAAACTACCTGGATCATTTCTGTACCTCCTGTTTTTTCACTGCTCCGCTGCCCCCAGGCTGGGATGCATTGCTGGAACGCTGTCGCGCATTGCTCACGATAGCAGGCTCCTTCTTGCCTACGCCTGCGATATTGTCACTCTGGAACAACTGCGGCGTAGCACCGGTGATGGATGTGCCACCGCCTCCCGCGACGGTCATCATGTCCTGGGCAATGCTCTGGGCCATCATGGGGTCCACCATCTGCGCCATAGAAAGCGCCATCTGCATGTACTGCATCAGTTTTTGGAACAGCGTTCCGTTCCGGCTGACCTTCTGCATGATTTCATCCTTGCCGTCAAATTCCATCATGTCCAGGCACATCAGCGCCTGGTCTGTCATCTGCGGGTTGAAGAAGCCCATCTGGAAGAACTGCAATGCCAGTTCGTTCTGGGTGACTTTGGTGTATACGTTTCGCTTCTGAGCAGAAACCTTGATATCAAACACCGGCAGGCGGTAGCCCATATCCTCACCAAAGTCGTTGCCCTGATGCTGGGGCTGGATGCCCTCATTGGAGTAGCTGACAAACTGCTGAGCGCCATATTCTCCAACGATGCGGAACTGCCTGGGCAGGGTATAGAACTGCCGGATCAGCTCAATGCACAGCTCCACAATGCGTCCATATACGCGGTATGCCGCCTGGGTACTGTCCCGGCTGCCCTTACCGCTGGCCTCCTGCAGCGCAGCTATGGCCGATGCCGCTGTCACGCCGGAGCTGACATTGCCGGTGCTGGTCTCTGTGTTGCCGCTGGTCTCCCGCAACTCCTGAATCGTCCTGTCCAGCACATTCACATAGATGCCGTCCAGGGTGTCATGCTCGATCTTCCGCAGAGCATTCTCGGAAATGTCCTGGCAGTGCACGATGGGTTTGCTCAGATCCAGGAATTCCTCCTCATTCACCGCACCATCTCCCCGGGACCAGTATCGCGGGGTCGCGCCCACCATAGCATTTTTGACGAAGCTGGTCTTCAGCAGATCGATCTCTGTCTGAGGGTTGCGGCAAATGTCTACATAGCCATAGCCGCAGGGACTGCCCTCAATAGGAAAGAGCGGGTCAAACTCATACGGATACCGACCATGATCATACAGACCTCTTGCGGACAATTCCGGATCGTTCTCGGTGGCGCTGATAACCTGATCGCCCACATACCGGCAGTATTGCAGCGTGTTCCTGCCACCCACATACTTGTGGTAATAGACCTCAATGACTGTGTGCTTATTCTCTGTGGATACCGTGTCATCGTAGAGGAATTTGGTGCTGGTGAAGGACTGTCCCTTCAGCTTTCCGGCTAACTGCGGGAACTGTTCTTCCAGAACGTCCTTGTCGTACAGCTCCGTGTGGAAGAAGTACCGGGATTTCTGAATATCCGTAACGCCGGGTTCCCAGTACACATTCAGCAGATTAACCTTTTCCACGGTGATGTCACCCAGGCCGTTCAGCTTCCCGGTATCCCACACCACCTTGTACACGCCGGTGCCGGTCTTGAATTTCTGCCACATCACGTCGGAATAGGTCCGCTCGAACTGGTTCTGCTCCAGGACGCAGGGAATGATATGAGACAGCTTCTGTGCCTCGTCTCTGTCCCCCATCTCTCTGGGCAGGATATTGGGCTCCGGATAGCTTTCCATGGCATCCGCGTGCTTGCTGACGATAACGTTGTGCAGCCAGCCGGAAACGCTCTTGAAACCGCCGTCCTTGCCAATCCCGGTTTCCTTCTTTTCCTCTGTGCTATTACGCAGCTTCCACCAGTTTTCGGATGCCTGGATGCGGCTTTCAGTCTTTTCCTTGCCGGTCTTGTAGGTTTGCAGAATCTGGGTGAACTTCCGCAGCTGCTCCGGTCCAATCGCCGCAACGGCAGGTGTCGCCAAAGGCTGCTGCATTGTATCTGCCTGGGGCAAGCCAGGTTTGTTGTCGATCTCCATAGGTACCTCCTGTCAGAAATAGCGTTTTTTGTCTGTAAACTGATTCAACGGATCAGAAAGAATAATCTTCGGTTCCACCGGAATAATAGGCTTAACCGGGCGGCTCATGCACATATACCGCACTTCATCCGGGCAATGATCCTCCAGTTTTGTGTCCAGATCCTCCGGCTTTGTCTCGGAGTACATCATCAGCGGCATGGTGCGGATGAACGCCTTGCAGGTATTGAACACATACATCCGGGGATATCCATTTTCATCGAACTGCATCCGGTAATGCACCTGCATCCAGCCGGGAATGCGCTCGTTATCGCCCGGGGTGAAGTAGATTCCATATCTGGCAGCAGTGTCCGCAATGCTTTCACCACGGCTGCTGTCCCAGATGGCAGGATCTGCCACGCTGTCCACAATCTTTCGCCCCTTGAGCCAGGGATGCTCCCGCTCGAATTGAACGAACCGCTTGAACTGCTCGTCCGGAGACCACTTCACGCCCTCGTCCGGGGTCTGTGTGCAGCCGTAGATTTCCAGAATGCGATACAGCACCCCATCATAGTCCATCGCCCAGTAACCCAGGGAGAAGGGCTTGTTATAGCCGAAGTCATAGCTTCGCATGATATTCCAGCCCCTCTTGTCTCCTGCATTGAGGTCAAAGGGTTCGATTACATGGGTAAAACGCCGCTGCTGCAATGCCTGTTCCACCGTGATTCCGGCATCGTGGCATTTCTGCGGGTCCGGCGTCTCCCGGAAATCCTCGAAGAACTGTCCCTCGAAGATATCCCACCTGCCATGCAGCCACGCATCCCGCAGCTTCGGTGGCAGGGCTTCCAGCTGCTTGATATAGTCAGGCTGGCTGGCCATCAGAGCTTTGTTGTCCGTCACCAGTGACTGGATGAAGGTATAGTCCTTCGGATCCTCACCGTCCTCATAGCGTTTATCGATGAACAGCCGTTTGAAATAGCCATGACTCACACCACCAGGGTTACAGGTGTAGTAGATCCGCTTCGGGAAGTCATTGACACCGCGTAAACATGCGGTGATTTTCTTAATCCATGCCTCTTTCAGCTGGGTCGCCTCGTCTAGGAAGATGATGTCATACTCTGCGCCCTGGTATTGATCCAGATCCCGCTCGCTGTAGCAGTAGCCGAATTTGATGGTGGCGCCATTTGGGAATACAAATACTTTCTTGGACTCGTTGTACCGTGCTATGCCGCGCAATTCCGTCAACAGTGGGTTGACATGGTTGTTCAGCAGCTCAGGATACGTCCGGCGGACAATCAGAATCTTGATACCCTGGCTGTTGGGTCTGGGACGGCCGTAGCGCAGAGATAGCCGCTTGGCCTTATCCCGTACCACCCAGCTCTTTCCGCCGCCTCTCGCCCCGCCGAAGCCCACGTGCTTTGTTTTCGCCGCCAGGAACAACTTTTGCTTTTCGTTAGGTTCCAACAGGATTATCTGGATCTTACTCATTCCATTCCTCCGGTCCCGCAGCAAAGACAACCTCCAGTACATTGGCCGTGTCGCTGTCCTTTTCCGCCTGCTTTCTCAGATTGGCAATTCGCGCCTCCTGTTCCTGCTTATCCAGATCAGACTTCACACCCTGGATTTCCTTCAAATCCTTCACCGCAGCTGTCAGTGCCCGGATGGACTTTGGCGACATATCCAGAGCGTCCACGGCGTCAATTACAGCCTCAATCTTGTCCAGCAGTTTATCAGCCACCTTCAGAATTTTGGTTGCCCTGTCAACCGCCTGCTCGCTGGCAGCGTCAAGCATTTCCGATTGGGTTTTGTCACGATATTGTGTCCGCTCGTCCACCCATTTTTCTGCCTTTCCCCGGTCCGCCAGAGTTCTGTAATTCACGCCATGTTTCTGGGCTAGCTTACGGTAGCCGATGTTGGTGGTGATATATTCCGTTTTGATAGCCTGCCAGTCTGCCATAAGCCTCCCCTCCCTGTGATTGATATTCTTAGCTTATCAAAACCGACCGCCGTTTCTCTATCCCAGGCCCGAAACGCAAAAAAGAGGAGGCCGAAGCCTCCTCCCGTGTTATGTTACTGCTTATTCTGTTCCCGCTGTTCTCTCTGGAACACGCTGTCGGAGATTTCGCAATTGGTGGTCTTCCCACCCTTCCCTGCCACCGCGTTTCCCCAATCCTTGCAGGTGGTATTGGCAGCCATGCCCCAGTAAGAGGCCCGCTTGGTGCGTCTTTTCTTCTTCATGGTTCAGTTCTCCTTCCAGATCGTCTTGCTGTTTCCGCTCTCCCGGTGGGTGATGCGGATGCAAACGTTGTCCTCATAGTTTACCAGCCAGTTAGCTGGGTTCAGGCCCTTGGCCTTCAGCAGCTTCTTCTGGGCTAAGGTCGGTTTCTTTACCTGCATAACGTTTCCTCCACATAACACCAGCTCTGGGGCGGTCGGATCATCGGTTTGGCTCCATCACAGCCACATTCTGCCGGGTACTCACCCATGGAATGGTAGTAATCACACCTGCCGCACTGGGGGTTATCCTTTGCGTACTCAGCGCAAGGATTACGAAATTTCTTTAATTCTTTGGGTTCGTCGTATATCACAACATCCGAAATATCCCAGGCGTAAAGGCCTATGTGGTAATCAGCTTGTAGTTCATACCGACGCAGCATATCGGGAGCGATGCAGGAGCGGGATAAGATTTCATCCGTGGAAATTTCCTCGTTTTCCGGGTCGCCGAAAGTGCTGTACCGGGACACTTTTTTACAGATGAACTCACCGACAACGGTCTGGCCGCATTCCTGGGGCTTGCCGTTTACTCCGAAACTACCATAGGCTATCCGGGATTTGGTGCAATATATGTAGCACTTGAAGGGAGTCTGTAACTTCGGCCGGTGCTTTCTGATTTCAACGGTTTTGGTACCGTTAAGAATCTTCTCAATCCACTCAGGCCGAATGCTCAACATAACAGCCTTCATAGCCCTTACTCCACGATGTACCAGTCATCAGCCAGCATATCCTCCTGGGAGGCGAGCCAACCGGGCTGCAGGTTGCCCCCGGCCGTTCTCAGTACCAGCATATCGGCAACATAAACGCCGTCGGCGGCTCCTTCGAACTCGGAGATATCCGCGTCCGTGTGGAACTCCACGTTGTCCGCAAGGAACACATACATGCCCTTACCGTTCCAGCCCTTCCGGGCGATCCTCTTGCCCTGCTTTGCGGCCTCAATAGCCAGACCGAAGTTCATGCCATCCGTGGGGCGGTAGGCGGCCTCAAAGACATCCTGAGGGGACCAGCTCTCATAGCCATCGGGATAGACCACCTTGTATCCCATATCCACGACATCCCCGGGCAGGGGCATAGGATTGCTGGACAGCAGCTCCACGCGGATGTTGCCCTTTCCGTCATCCAGGCGAAGGGCGGGCGCTGCCATGATCATTTTGGTTCCGATGTACTGTTTCATGTTCATATCCTCCATTCTCTTACCGAATCACGACAATCTTGCCCTCGTCGATCAGGTCCTTCAGGTGCTCCTCGAAGTAGGCAGCCACATTCCGGGTAGCTTCCAGTTTCCACACGCCACCGTCTGCGGGGAACAGACCAATACAGCCATCGTCATTAATCCGCAGCAGGAACTCGCTTTCAGGCTGGGCCACCTCAACGAACGTGCGGAAGGGCTGGAGGTTGACCCGGGGACGGATCTCCACCAGCTGGTTCAGCGCGATACCAGTCTTGGCTTCCACCTTCTGGGTAACGCCGTTGTCGGTGGATGTTACCTTGCTCTCCTGGGTGATGCTTGCCAGCAAACTCAGCAGATAATTGCTTCCCTCGTTGGGAATGTACAGGCTCCGCAGCTCCACCACAGCCCGCTCATAGTTCATGTAACTGCCCATGCAGATCTGGGGCGTATCGGCAGCGCAGTTGTACAGAGTGCAGCGCTCGAAGTCCTTATCGTAGGTGCTGAACACCTTCACGTTCCGGTAATCGGCGATCTGGATGAACAGCTGGCGGCCAATAGCGGCCGCTTCATTACGGACCAGCTTGCATACGCTGTCCAGACCGTTGACGGTGATGGCGGTAGGGACATTCTTCTTGGGATCAATGCGGTAAAGCCGTTCACTGGCGAAGTGTTCACCATTGACCTCATAGGTGGTAGGAGCTGCTAGCTCCAGGATGCGGTTGATAGCAGATTTCAGCATGATATTTTCCTCCTGTTATGTATTTCAAATCTGTCCTGCGATTTTAAGCAGCTTGGGGGCTTCCTGGACACTTCCATCCAGGCTCATCTGTCCAGGCACCTGGGGGATGCTCTCCACAATCACCATCTCACCATTACCGTCGGCAGCAATGCCCAGGGTGGTACCAATAGGTGTGACCGGTGCCAGGGTGGATTTTGCACTGGCAGAGATGGTAATGAACTGTCGGTTATCGTCCGGCTTCATCTCAATGGTCAATGTGATTTTGCGCTTGGCCTTGGCCTCTGTGTTCACATCCAGGATGTTGTCGATGACCTTGGACACTTCATAGTCCACACGTTCCTGAATTGCGCCCTTCGCCATCTGAAGGATGCTCGCTTTGGTTCCTGTCATGTTTTACTTCCTTTCTTCTCCCTCTTAGAGGGCTTATTGATTTTGGGTGTCCACTTATTGTGGCGGTTAACATAATGTTTCACAGGCTTATAAAATCCATATTTACGGGCGTTTGCCATGTTCAGGCCTCCCACAAAAATGCCTGTTGATGCTCTACGGGGAAATTACACCACAGCACCTCCGTCCGCTGTTCTTTGTTCTGATTGTAGGATTTTCGGGTGATACGGCTCCACCCGGCCAGTTCCCGGTCGTATAGTTCAGACGGGTACCCGCTGAGGATTACGGAACCTCGATGCTGTTTCAGAGCATCCAGCAGTTCCACATGATCCTGTTCGGTCATTTCATGCCGGTACTGCTTACCACCCCGGGTAGTCAGCAGATACGGAGGATCCGCATAGATCATCACATTCTCATAGTTGAATTTCCGAATCAAATCCAGTGCTGGGCGGTTCTCAATTTGCACACTCTTTAACCGGATGGCCGCCTCAAGCAGATCTCCCGGCAGGCGGTTCCAGCACTTGACGGCATAGGAATTCTCGCGAGCGTGTACATCCATCTTGAATCCCGTTTTCTGATAGGTCTTAAAGCCATGGCCCATTTTGGAGCGGACAGCAAATCGGTATGCCCGGTCAAAATCACTGGATCCCCGATTCTCATGTGCATCGTCAAATACATGCCTGGCATAAGGAGTCAGTGCAATCGCCTCTGCCAGCTCGTCAGGCTGTTCCCGAAGGACCCGGAAGAAATTCACGATGTCACCGTCGATGTCATTCACGGTCTCGATAGCAGAGGGAGGTTTGTTGAACAACACTGCACCGGAGCCGAAGAATGGTTCCAGGTATGACCGGTGTGACGGCATGAGAGATACGATTTCCTTTGCCATGCCCCACTTTGCACCAGGGTAGTTAAGAAGCGTATTCATGTAATCCCCTCCCTCACCAAATCCGGATGCTCATACCGGAAAACTTCTCTTGCTCTCGGCTTTTCCGGTTCCTTCGGTTTTCTGCAAATATTCTCGTTCCAGTCCTTCACGAACCAGTCCCGCCACTCCTTGCAGCCGTTGACCACCTGATCGCAGTATCCCCGCGTGCATCCCTGGCAGAAGCTGCAAGTATAGTCCTGCTTCGGCACCGGCTGATACGGTGGTCTGGTATACCAGTGGGAATTATCCGGTCCGTGAGGCTCATTCGGGTCGTACCGCCTGAGCTGTGCGTAGGACTGGAACCCAGCCTCCGCCGACCATTTCACGAAGGCATCGAACGATTCAAAGTCGCTTTCTTTGAGCTTATGCCTGCTCCATCGGTCATACAGCTTGCCCACTACATCTCCGGTCAGCCCGTATCTTCCCCTGTATTTTTTTGTCGCTCATGCCCTCCCTCCGTTCCAGTGCCTCTGGGCCTCATGGCGGAAGACTGCCTGCTTGTCCACGGTATGGCCGCAATCAAAGCACTGCACCCGCCACGGCTCCTGAGCGCCCTGCATATAGCCCACATAGGCCACATTGTCGCTCTTGCATTCCGGGCAGGGCAGCAGCAGAAAATGGCTGTCCGGCTCCGGCTTTATTACTGCGATGGCATCTGTCAGAACCATCGTCATTCCTCCTTGTACTTGTCCATCAGCAATCGATAGACCTCGCATTTCTCAAAATTTTCACAGCAAAACACACGGATCTGCGTTTCATAGTCTGCCTTCCTGTGATAGATCAGCGCAACGCTGCTGTCCTCCACGATCCCCTCGCAGGTAATGCGCCGCCGCCCATCGTCGTGCTTGTAAAACGGGCAGCGCACATATACCTGGCGGTAAGAGCCGCTGGACACTGGCTACTCCTCCAGAATATCAGGCAACGGCTGGCTCAGTACCCGTCGGATAGCTTCCAGCTCGGCTTCACCCAGTTCCCCGGATGCACCTTTTGGCACTGCCATCTTGTCCGGCTTTGTCCGCCAAGTTCCGCGCAGGAGCCAGTTTGCGAGGTACGGGATATACTTGCCGCCATCCTTGTTCCACTGCTCTGACCGCTTCCACAGTTCCAGATTCGCAACCGCTTCCGCAGCATCCGCCACATTTGTGATCGTCTGCTTGTATGCCTCCATAACCGATGCTGCATTTCCCACCCTTGCCTCTGGATAAGAAGCCAAAATTTTCTCACACACGGATTCCAATTCCTTAGGTTCGGTTAGGTTAGGTTCGGTTAGGTTAGGTTGGGTTAGGTTAGGATTCCAAACGGATTCCAAGTGGATTCCAGATGGATTCCAAACGGATTCCGGAGGCCTGCCTGTTTTAATCTCATAAAGCGTCTTGCAGCCTGCTGACGGGTGATCCGTATAAGCTCGGTTGGGCTTAACCCAGATCTGAGCGGCAATGGATGCATAGGTCAGCGGTTTCAGTCGGTCATTTTTCAAGCTGTTGGAAATTCGCCAGTGTTTTACCACATATACGTCTCCAAACCGCAGCAGGAATCGCTTTTCTACCAGTTTCTGCAAGGCTGCTTTCCCGCCCTTTGTCTTGAATGCAACGCTCTGGGCATTGTTGATGAAGCCATCATCGTCGGCGTTCATATTCAAATGGAGATACAGTGTCTGCGCATTATCAGGCAGCGAACAGAACGCATCACTCTCCACGATCTTGTCACTAAAGCATCGTCTTCCCACTGCGATCTCACCTCAATCCTTACCCGAACTGGTCTCTTTTGGGCACGCTCTGACCTTAATTCCAGTAGGAACCGCCCGCGAAACCTTATTGATGAAGTGCCCTTCGTGGCTTGTGGCATCCGATAAATGAAGTAAGTAAAGTTCTCGGCAGCGGCTCAGATCCATCCGCCGCAGGCACTTGCAGAGCATGTCGATCTCCATGTGGGTATTGGCGATCCGGTGACGAACCTTCTCCGGCATCCGCTCACAGCGATCCAAAATCGCCTGGTCGAAGTTGGCTTCCACTGCCAGAAGATTCACGCCAGGGAAATTGTAAGGCACGTTTACGGTATCAATGGCATAGGCCAGAATATCGCCATCCACCCTGGACTGCATCACGAATCCAAGCGGTTCTTTTGCATCGTGCATGGTGGTGAAGGGCAGCACATCGATGGTGCCCACAGTGAACCGCTGGCCGCTCTCCATTTCCTGTGCAAGTTCCAGCAAGCTCTCCGGCAGCCCCAGCGCCTCTGCAGTGCCCTGGCTCATGTAGACCGTGGTGCCAGAGGACAGAAGCTTATCCACGCAGCCGCTGTGGTCCTTGTGCTCGTGGCTGATGATGCAGGCATCAAACACCGTGGTTTTGAATCCACACAGCTGCTGCAATTTTTTATGTGACACCCCGCACTCCAAAAGAATGCGGGTCTGAGTGTCACTTACGATGTAGGCATTGCCATGGGAAGACGATGCCAGGGAATGAAATTTCAAAAGGGCGCTCCTCCTGTTGTCTGCTGCGGCGGATTGATGGCCACATCCTTAACCGGTGCATAAAGCTTCTGATACTGCAAGGACTTCTTGATGCGGGACTGTGCCCAGTTGGGCAGCCCTTCAAAAGCGGATTCATCCCACGGTTCCATATCAAATCGAATAAGAGGAAGGCTCGCCACAGGCTCAGGAAATCCCTCAGGCAGCGGGTTAATAGCAGTAATGTCGTTGTAGCCGTTGTCCTTCAATTTGACCTTCAGCATAGCCGTCATGCCCACCACCTGATTGGTGTCAAAGTTCTTCATGTACTCCTCATCGATTGTTTCTTCGTCCAGCCATGACTGCAAATGCTTTGCAACATTGGAGTTCAGATGCTGAGAGGAATTCAGCGTCACAGAAATATCGTAAGGCTTCGATATGCCGTCTTCCTCATACATCACAGGGACCATCTTGAAGTTTTCCAGCCTGCACAATTCAAATGTCCAGACAAACTTCGCTGCATAACCACCGTTCGGCTTAAAGGTATCCTTCTGTTCGCCGATATCAATTGCATGGACGCAAACGCCATAATAGGTGCCGCCTTTAATCGGCGTTCTGGGCGGCTTACTGTTATTTTTCAGTTTCATACTGCACTCTCAGCTCCTTATCCTGTTCAGATACCACCAGCCGGATGATCTGCGTCTGAGATTCTTCCAGCCGGGTCACACCCTCTGCGTTGTCCACGAACAGCGGTACCCGCACGCCGTAGGCATTGCTTAAGGTATTGATGATGTCGATACCCACATTGATCCGGGCACCGTTATTCACGTTGATATAGGGAACGCCATCCAGCACCACGTCGCACCGGTCCTCCACGCCGCCGTTGGCCTGCTCCCGGAAAAGCCGGAACCGTGCGATGCGGAACAGACTGTTGATACTCTCCTCTACAAATCGGGTCTTGTAGCGGCTGTATTCATCCATCAGGAACAGCATCTTGTCAATGGCATCCAGAGCCTCCGCTGCGTTTCTTGCGTCCTCCCGCAGGCCCTCGATGCGATTCTGAGCGTAACCCACAAGAGATTCCTTGCTCAGGATTTCCATCTGTGCCTTCAGCTTTGCGGTTACGTCAGACAGCTCCATCCGCAGTTTCTCCTTCACGGAGGATTTTTTCTGGAGGACATCATAAAACTCGCCGTTCAGATCATTCACACGCTTCCGAAGCAGTTCCCGCTGCTCCGCGTAACCATCCAGATCAACAGGATCGAGGTCAATGGCCTCCGCCGTCTGGATGTCACCCTCCTTCTTCCGGATCTGCTCCCTCAGTCCTGCGATATCCTCCCGCAGCTCCGTGCAGCGGTTCTCTGCCTGCTCCTGGGTGTTCTTCAGGGCACTGGCAGTATTCTCGATCTCCCGCAGACGCTTCGCCTTATAGTTTTCAAAAGCATCCATGGCCTTTTTCAGCTGATCCGGAGGGAGCTTCTGACCGCAGGTGGGACAATTGCCGGAGCGGAAAACCTCACTGTTCACGCTGATCCACCGCTTCCGCGAATCGTCAATCTTTTCTGTTGCTTCGGCCAGGGATTTTTCAGCCGCAGTCAGCAGCATTTCCCGGTTACACAGTCTGGAATTTAAGTAAGCAAGGTCCCGTTTCAGATCTCCCAGGATCATACCACCGGTGGCCTGGCTGGCCCGATAGGCGTTGTTTTCACTGTCCAGTTTGTCCAATTCCAGTTGGGCTTCCCGGATTTCCAACCGTTTCTTGTCCGCAGCACTGTCATGTTCGATGCTGAGGATCTCTGCGTTGATACGGTCTTGCTCTGCGCGAAGACGGTCAGCTTCCTCTCGAGCACCCGCAAAGTCCAGATTTCGGGTATCATCGATCGTCTTCTGGCATTCACTGATCCGGGCGGGCACTTCTGTCTTTGCGCCCTGGAAACCCTTGCGCTCGCTAAGCAGCTTCTTCTTGTAGCCTTCAAGTGTCAGTTTGCCCATCCCCTCCACCAGAGGTTCAAACCGGGCATCCGTCGCCAGAATCTGTGTGTCATCCTGTACGCCAGCCACGTCGAACAGTACCGCGCGTCGCTCCTGCCAGGGGATATCCTTAGCAAAGTAGGACACGGATGTCAGCATCCGGAAGGTTTCTTCGCTTACCAGCTCCCCCACCCTATTCTGGAACGCATTCTTCTTGCAAGGAACGCCGTCCACATAGTATTCAGAGGTGTTACCATCGAAAACGGCCTCACTGCTGCCCCGGCGGGTAGACCAGATTTCCTTATAGGTTCGGCGCAGAGCTACTTCCTCTCCATTTACCAGAAGCATCGCTTCCACCGCCGTAACTGCCAGATGATCCCGAACCTCGCCGCTGTCGTCCAGGGGCTTGATCTCAATGTTCTTCTCGCCGTTACCCAGACTATCCTTACCAAACAACAGCCAGGTCAGGGCATCATATATGCTGGTCTTGCCGGTGGCATTGTCTCCATAGATGGCAGCATTTCCGCCCATCAGATCTAGCGTAAGGCTCCCGTGGCACTTGAAATTTTCAAGGCTGAGCCGCTTGATTTTGATTTCTGTCATTGAAAAGTTTCCCTTTCTGTGATAAACTATCACTGGTTGTATTACCTATGCCGCCTTTCCGGTCTCGCACACCGGGAGGCGGCTTTTCTTATTCCGCCTCGGGCGTAAGATCGATGCAGGCCTTGGCGAACTCGATAGCCGCCATATACCGCTTTGCGTGTTCATTGTCGCCGTGGGTTTCCTTGACCTTCTCTGCAAAGGCTTCGATATTGCCATGAAAGCATCCACAGCTCACGAAAATTTCTAAATTCTTCGCGCGGAAGAAAGTGGTAAAACCGCCGCGACTGCCCATAGGGCCAACAACAAGATAATGGCTTGCACCCCAGACCTCGGCATTGCCCCAGACCTCGGCATTGCCACAGACCTTGGCATCGCCACAGACCTTGGCATTGCCCCAGACCTCGGCATTGCCACAGACCTCGGCATTGCCCCAGACCTTGGCATCGCCACAGACCTTGGCATTGCCCCAGACCTCGGCATTGCCACAGACCTTGGCATTGCCACAGACCTCGGCATCGCCACAGACCCAGGCATTGCCCCAGACCT